CGCGAGGGTCTTGCCTGCGTTCTGTGAGCCGGTCATCTTGCGCTTGATGACTTCGGTCAACTTCTTGAAGTCGTCCGGGGAGACAGTCGGGTCGAACGTGATGACCAGGTTCGGCGTCGCGCTGTTCTCCATGTGCGACTGCTTGAACGTGTTGAACGAGTTGTCCACGTCCACTTCGCGTAGGATCGGCGTCAGCCACGACATGCCCCGCCAATCCGACATCGGATCAGGGATCGGGGCGTAGTGGGCAACCTCGGACAGCTCGAGGTATTCGGGGGTGGCGTCCGCATCCTCCTGGTAGAAGTACCCGGCCTTCACCCAGCCAAGCGCGCCGCCCATGCGGCCCTCAACCTTCTCAGACAGGATGGTGACCTTCTCTGGGGCGAGGCGTGCGAGGTTCGCCCGGTCCGAACGGACAAGGCTGCCAGCGTTGTACCAAAACGAGTTGCCAGCCGTGGTGGCGTCCTGCTCCATGCGGGCGAGCACCTGCGAGAACGAACCGCCGACCCACGGCTCTTCATAGGTGAGCAGGTCGGCGTTGCCGAACAGCTTGCGCGTGTCAAGGTTCTGCCACTGGGGCGTGATCTGCGAGAACACGGCGAGACGGACCGCAGCACAGGCGAACACGACACCGTTGCCGGTGTAGGCGCGCTGCGTCAGCCCCAGCCCTTGCATGTTCCCCTTCTCGGGGTCGCCTTCCTTGCGTTGCGTGAAGTACGGAAGCCACGGCTCCACCAGGCTCAGGTACTGGTTGAACGAGAGCTGCGAGCGCTCCGCTTCGGCGGGCTTGCGGCGGAGAAGGTCAGCCAGCATCAACTACCCGCCTTCAACTCTTGGCGCACGCCGAGCGCGGCGAGAGCAGCGCCGACGGTCAACCCTGCCGCGATCAGCGACCAGGCGGCGAGGGAACCGGCGAACAGGGTGAGCCCTGCGGTTTGGAGGGCGTAGGCGATGCGCTTACGGTTCATCGTCACCCCTTCACATGTCGATCATTTCCAGCCACGCATCGGCGCGGCCGGACTCATGCGTCGCAGCGGCCACAGCGGCAGCGGCAGCGAACAGCGGGGCGACGTTGGTGGACGACGTGCGACGCGACCAGGGCGACGTATCGCCCGACATCCGCGCCGCCAGCCCCTTCACGGCCGAGTTCATTTCTGGCTGCCCGCGGTGACGGAGCGAACCTTCCACCACGGCCTGCTCTAGAAGCTGCTGGGCTTCCGCGAACTCGGCGGGCTTCACTTCGATCACGTCCACCCCGGCAGCGACAAGATCGTCGCGCCATGCGAGGGCGGGAGACTTCGGGGGCAGGTGTAGCGACACCTTGTGCCCGTCGCAGAGCCGCTTCGCGACCGTCACCAGTTCGTTGAGTTGGTGGGAGGCCAGCCAGTAGCGGATAGCGATGTGGCGCAGGTTGTCGCTGCGCCGGCCGTACACCGCGAAGCACGCCGACTTGCGATCCATCGGCGCATCCAGCGCCAACGTCAGCGACTCATCCGTCGCCATCGACTCGCCATCGACAAGCTGCCCGAACCGGACCGGCGAGATCGGCCCCTCTTGCGTGTCGTCGGCATCCCACACGCCGAGCGCTTCGCGCATCCATGAGTTCAGGTCTGGCAGATTCGCCCGCAACCGCAGCATCGAGCGCAGCGGTGTCCGGTGAGGGAACGACGGGTTGGCTTTGCGCCACTGCGCCTGGTCGTCCGGGTCGGCGTCAACGTCAGCGGAACACTCCACGTAGAGCTGCTCGGCCCCGACCACGACCTGCCCGAACTCGCACCCTTCCGGTAGGTGGCTCTTGGCTTCCTTGCGGCGCGTGGTGAACACTTCGCCGTTGTCCACCGGACGGGGCGGGGTGCCCATGTAGAAGATCAGCGCCCCGTGCGGGTGGCGCGACTGGTTCGTCGCGGCCACCATGTCCTCAAGCGCCTTGTCCGTGAGGATTTGCGCCTCGTCGAACACCTCGATGTCAACCTCATCGAAGCCGCGACCAAAGCCGGACTCCCTCGCGCCGAACATCAGCACGGAGCCGTTGACGAATGAGATTTCCTGCTCACCGTTCGTGCGGCGAATGTCCGCGACGTACGGAGCAACCCGCGCCCGCTTGGCGTAGCCCTGTAGCGACTTGAACGTGTTCGTGGTCGTACGGGTCCGGTGAGCCGTCCAGATCACCTTGAGGCCCGGGAACAACACGCACAGAGCGAAGATGATGCGCCCGACGATGAACGTCTTAGCAACCTGCCGCGGAATGGAAAGCGTGATGCCGCCGACCGTCGCTGCGTAGATGCCATCGGCGCGCTTGCCGAGAATCAGCCGACCGAGCCCCGACTGCCAGGTGTCGAACTGGTCTCCGAACTCTGCACACTTCGCCTCCACCGCAGGCCACCCGGAGGTTTCGATGCCTGACGGGATGACGATGTGGCGGGCAACCTCAGACAGCCGACGCGTCGAAGCGCTCATCCGTGGCCGTCTCGTTGTCCCGCTCTGCCTTCTTCGCTGCGGCTTCCAGCACGTCGATGTCCTTGGCAATCTCCAGCAGCCGGCGCGTCAGTGCAGCCAGGTCGCGAGCGGGGGTGTCCTCGTCCTCGACCGCCTTGGCAACCCGGTCGCGGGTCGCCACCAGCAGATCGAGCCTGTCGCCGTCCTTCGCTGCCGACGTGACCGTGTGCTTCACCTTCGGGGCCGGGTGGTCGTCGATCGCGACTTCCGTCAAGGCGAACGCTGGGGCTATGGCGTCCGGTGCCGCAGTTGCGTTTGGGGTGTTCGCGACAAAGGCCGTGAACGCATTCCAGGACACTGCTCTGGCTGCCGGGCGGTTCAGTGACGCTACCGGCATCGCCGTTGACGACGCTTCACGCTGGATCGAAGTAGCCGACGACGTAGGCGTCAGCGCGGACACCTTACAGGGCGCGTTCGCGAAGATGAACAAGTCCATCGCGGACGGCAAGGCAACCTGGTCCGAGTTCGGCGTCGAGATCACCCGGACCGCTGACGGCACGGTTGACGCCAACGCTACGTTTCGGGATGCGCTAACCACAATCGGCGCGATCGTAGACCCCACCCTGCGCGCCAAGGCAGCGCAGGAGGTGTTCGGCCGGTCGTACGGCGAAGTTGCCGAGCTGATGGAAATGTCGGCCGAGGACTTGCAGGCGGCGCTGGAAAGCGTTGGCGATGAGCAGGTCATTGACGACGACGAGCTGAAGAAGGCCAAGAAGTTCCGCGAGACGATGGACGAAGTGTCCGACGCTCTCAAGGCGGTCCAGTTGTGGGCCGGTCAGGCGTTCGTCACCGTCGTCAACTGGATGGACACGGCCACGGACAAGGCGTACCGGTTCGGTGTGGAGATTCGGCGTTCGTTCGACGACGACGCTCACGCAAACTGGAAGATCATCGACGCGTTCGATGATGCCGAATCGGCTGCCGCGAACTTCGATCGCACGCTGCTGACGAACGCCAAGTCGATGGACGATGTCCGTAAGATCGTCATGGATCTCACCGGCAGCGAGCACGCCGCGAACCTGGTGGCGCTCGAGTGGAAGAAGTCGCAGGACGAACTCAACAAGGTGATGGACCCGCAGCCGATCGAGGACATCAACGCGGCGTTCTCCGATCTGCTGGACACCCTCTCCGATGAGGAGAAGTTCAACGACGCCAAAGACGGCTTCGATGATGTCGCTGCCGCCGCCCAGGAGGCGTGGGTTGCGTCTGCTGCGGGTGCCGACGACGCCGACCGCAAGGGGCGCGCCTACGCGAACACGCTGGCCGATCTGAAGCGCAAGGTCATTGACTACGCCGCCAGCGTCGAGGGTGTGCCGGCCGAGAGGGTCACGAAGATCATCGCCGCCATCGACCGCGGCGACCTCGATGCCGCTGAGCTGGCGTTCAACAACCTGGCTCGCGATCGCACGGTAACTATCCGCACCATCGCGGTGGGCGGGCTCACAGGATCGAACGGCAACACCGGCAACCTGTCTGGCAGTACCGGCGGGGTCGGCGTTGTGAAGGTCGAATCGGCTGGCGGGGGGAGTAGGGGTGGCGGGAGTGTCACGCCCGCTCTCGGCGGCGACCAGCGCGGCATCGGCAGTAGTGCGTCGCCGATTGTGGTGCAGTTGACGCTCGACGGTCGCGCTATCGCCGAGATCACCGCCTATCAGAAGCAGCAGGAACGGGGGACCCGATGAGTTTCACTGTCGGTCGTGCGTCGTTGCCGGTGGACCCGTCGTCCGCGACGTGGAATGGTGACACGCTCACCATTGAGGGCTGGATCAGCCCAACCGTGGCGAATGACACGAACCAGGCGTATGCGATCCGTCAGCAGTTGCTCGGGCTGGTCGACAATGTGGACGAGTCGGTGTTTCCGTGCACGTTCTCGGGGGACCCGAATTGGGATGGGTTCTATTCGGTTGAGTCGGTGCGGGTTGATGGTCGGCCGGGGTTGATGGAGACGCAGGGCCGGATGCCGTACACGTTGACGTTGCGGCGGGTGGGTGGGTATGCGTTGCCGTTGGCTGAGGCGACTCTTTCGTCGGTGATCCGCACGAACGCGCACGGTGTGGTGGCGGCGAACTCGCACCTGGTCGTGCCGCCGACGACAGACAACCCCGGCAGTTTCTACGCGTCCGGCTCCAATACCGACATGAGCTCCGAGGACGGGACTCTTTTTCGCAATACGCGTACCGGCCCCGTCACCAACACGTTCCTGCCGTATGGGGTGCTCCCGGCCGACTGGTACAAGGGCAGCGCCCGCGTTTCCGTCTCGTACGGCGGCACCTACTACCCGATAGTCGGTCAGCAGATTCCGCGGCTCACTGCGGTGCGAATTCAGAACGCGAACTTCCGCATGGACGTGTCGTCGTCTGCGGTCATCACGCTCAGCATGTATCACGATGCTGCGTGGGAATCGTCCCCATCGTTCGTGCTGCGCCAGTCCGGCAACTTCGACAGCCTCACCAACGTGCGAGTACTCCGAAACTCACCCGAACAGGTAACCGTTCGCCTCAGCTTGGAAGCGTCCGCGGCCACGACCTCTCCGTGCGAGATGGACGTGACGCTGCATCGCGGCCACCAAACCGCCTGCTGCCTGTTCACCCCCTACGGCGGCGGCACCTCGGCCACGCTGTCAATCCGAGCGTCCGCCGTGACTGCTTGCACGGCCGTCACGGGCGGCATCGAGCAGACCACCGCCGACGTATCGGGAAACAAGTGGTTCATCCTCAACACGGTCGCGTCAACAAACGACCTCGTGAACGGCTACCGCACCACAAACGCTGCCGTCGCCGTCAATGCGCCGTTCGCTATCGGCATGTTCGCATCTACCGGCGTGGTGGCAGGCGACCTTTCCACCACAGAGGTGCGTGATTGCTTCTGGGGCGAGTACTCCGAAACCCATCGGGTGGTCGAACGATGAGCGTAGTTGAGCGCCTGATGAAGCCGGGCCAGTTCACCGTGCGCCTCAACCCCAACGCCCCATCATCCGTGTTCGCCGCCGTCGAGAAGTTCGACCACATCGTCATCACCCCCGCACGCCTGGCCAACGTGAGCGGCATGAGCGACGCCAACATTCTCGCCCAAGCCATTTACACAGGTGTCGTCACCGCCAAACCAGACGTGACCGAAATCCACGGTCGCGGCCTCGGATACTGGCTCGCCACCGACGAAGGACTCGGCGACCTCCTCGACACGAAAGTGTCAAACACCGCCGCCACCCTCTCCACATGGATCACCTCGCTCCGACCCGCATCGCTGAGCGCCGGCACCGTCACGAACACCGGCACCAACCTCACCTACGACTACCAGTACACCTCACGCCGCGAAGCCATCGACCACGCAACCCGCTCTGTCGGGGCCGAATACCGGATCAACCCGAACTTCACGCTCGACGCCGCCGCACCCGCAACCCTGTTCGCGGCGTACACCACACCGAAAGCGGTCATCACCCGCAAACCCGGTGGCCCTCAAGGCACCCTGACCGGCATCCAAGGCGTCGACATCGTGCGTGGCACCGATGTCCTCGGCTACACCACCAAGGTCATCGTGCTCGGCAAAACCGGCGACGGAGCCGCGGTCGCATCCGGTTCCGCCACACAGGCCACCACCTACAAGGACGGCCTCAACGGCTCGGTGGTGATGGAACGGTTCGTGAACGCCCCGCTAGAACCGGCAGCGAACGTCACCGCCTACGCCCAGTCGGTGCTCAACCTGTTCTCAGCCACGCAACGGTCAACCCTCACCCTCACATCCGACACATACGCAGCATCGCTACGCGTGAAGGTCGGCGACCGGGTGTACGTGTACGACCAGCGTGCCGGGCTCACCGACACCGCAAACCAGATGTCATGGCGCGGCGAACTCATCACCCCGGTCATCCTGCGCTGCAAGGCGATGTCGTGGCCGATCCTGCGCGGCTACGGCATCTACGCCCGCCGCTCCGGCGCTACCCCCGTCTACACCGACCTGTCGGACTGGGTGCGCTACGAGGACGGCAACGCGACCGAATGGCAGGTTGGTACGTCGAACGCCGATATCGACCAGGACCCCGAACAACTCGGCCCCGCCTACCTCGGCGTGAACGGCCAGATCGTTGACCGGCTCACCGACTCGGCATGGCAGGACTACACGCCGTCCGACACGAACATCACCGTCGGCAACGGCACGCGCGTGGCCCGCAAACGCATTCGTCTCGATGGCACAGTCGACTTCATCTGGCGGCTCACCTGGGGCACCACCACCGCGATCACAGGGTCAGCGTCCATCGGTCTGCCGATCAGCGCGTCAGGGTCACAGGTTGCGGTCGCCCACTACCTCGACCAGGGCACCCGGCATTACGTCGGCTGTGTGTCGATGTCCGGCGCTTCGGGGCTGCTGATCCAGACCGAAAGCGGTACCGGCATCGTGACCGCTACGGCCCCGCACACATGGGCAAACACCGACACCATCGTCGTGTCGGGGACCATCGAACCATAGGAGAGTGCCGATGAGTACTGCCGTCATCAAGCCGGCCCCGAAGTCGGTTGCCGACTACGCGGTTCGTTCCACTGCCCCGACACCACGCGACTTGAGCATCGCGAGGAACTCGGCACCGTCACCCGCTACATCAACGGCACCGCCGCCCATTGGAAGGTGCTCACCATCGCCGAACGCGACCTGATCTGGTCGCACGGGATGAACATCTGGCTCGTGTGGGAAACCAGCGCCGCCCGCCCGCTCGGCGGCGCCCGACTCATCGACACTGGCACCGCCAACTACAGCCGCAGCGTGTTCAAGTCCGGCGGCAACATCGTGATGATGTCCGAAGCCGGAGCATTCGTCACGAACCTCGTCCCGTGGACGATGGGCAACACTGACCAGGAACTGATCCAGTTCCAATTCCCCATCTGATATCGGTAGGCCTATCGGTGGGCGACAGTCGACAACGTGCGCCGCCCGGTGGGCACGATGTCTGTCTACTCAATCGACCCTGCCGTCACCGGTCTGCCAGCAGGCCAAGATGTGTGCGGCTTCGCCCGCTAGGAGCATCCATGCCCGAACCCCGATACCTCACCGGCTACAACGGCACCGTCCGCACCCGCGCCGAACTGCTCGCCTGGTCGCACTGGCAGAACCTCGACGCCGAATACCAGCGTCGCG